CCTCTCGCGCTATGTCTTCAAGATAATTTTCGTAGTTTTGGCAAAATTCGAATATTTCAAAATTCAAACTGAGCCGCACACCCTCATCTAAAAAAGACTGCCGCGCAATTGTTGGGCTAAACGGTAGCAGCTCTGAGCCTGAGTCATCGTAGATGCCTTCCCATCCTGTAACGCCATATCCGGCTAGCCAGTGCGCTAGCAATTCAGGGAAATAGTTTTGCTCTTTGCTAAACGGGCTGAACAACTCGCGGCGCAGGTCTGCAAGATATTTTTCAGACTCGCGCGTGCCCCATCGTTTCACAAAAATTGTGGCCTCGCCCTTTTTAAAGGGCGCGCCAAGCTCTTGCTTTTCTAGTGACTCTCGGAACGCACCAAACTGCATAGCTATTACCAATTAGTGAAAATTGCGCCAGTGTAACCCTTGCTTGCGTGCAGCTCTGCGGCGAATGTTGCGCTGATTGTTGTCACCTCGCCTTCATCTAATGTCGCCTCAGTAATAACGACCTGCGGAAATACGATATAGGTCTCCTCCGTTGCGCTGTGAGACATGCGCACAGCGATAGAAATGCGAGTGCCGTTGGTGTTGTAATCGCGCCACGTTGTGGACGCGTCGCGAAGCAAGCGGATTGATGAGGAACCGCCGAACTCTGGGGTGCCGCGTGTGTAACGCTTGGAACATGCCGCCGCATTGTCTGCCTGCTGATTAAGCGCAATCGAAATGTCAAGCGATTTCATCTTGCATGTGGCTGATAAGTCGTTGACGTAAAAACCTTTCACGCCATCAACTGCTGACACCGAGCGGTCAGTGGTCGCCGCCGCATCGGTTTGGCCTGCTATTGCTGCTGTGCCGTCTACCTTGCGTTCGATAACGTACTCGATGGAGTTGGCGACAATGCCCTGCTCAGCGATTGACATGCTGAATGCATTGGCAAAGCCATCGAAAAACGTGGCGAAATCGGTGTTTCCGGCTTTTGAAAGGTCGGTCAAGCGCTCTTGAAAAGTGCGGTTAAATTGGTTGTTGGCGTTTAAGTATTTTGTTGATTTTATTGTAACGCTGGCACCTGCGGCTTCGGTTGCTGCGGGGGCGATACTGGTAACAATGGTATTTCCGCCAGTTTTTGAGCTGACAATGTAAAACCCATTGATTGTTGCGCCTGCGAATCCAGTCACCCAAAAGCCATCGCCTACGCTCAGTGCTGAATAGGTGCCAGCAGGAACGGTAAAACCAGTGGCCACGGCTGCGAATGTTGAGGCGGTAGCGGTGAATATTGTCTCTTGCGAGTACATTGCTTCCTGCATCAAGCGAATGCTCTGCTTGCTTGTACTGGCCTCCAATGATACTGCGTAGGTTGTCTCGTCTTTGACGTTGTCCTGCCCCTGAAACCCATCCACAACAGTTTCATCTTTGACGTATGAAATCGACTGAGTTACGCCGCCGCTGATCCGGCGAAACGGCTCAAAAACTGGCGAGGCATTTACAGCGCCATAGTTAGTTTGCAAGCATGAATAAATTTTACGATCACGTTTTGTGATTGCGCCAGTCGTTGCGATAGTTGGGGTGAGTGCCATGATTAATCCTCGGAAAATGAGCCAAATTGGTATGTTGATACAGCGCGTACGTGGAACCACGGGGTAGATTCTTCCTCACCGATTACTTCCACTTCTCCCGCGATTGAATAGGAATAATTAAACGCGGTGCGGTTGAATGACTCGGCAATTTCGTTTGCCATGTTTAGCGCTGCCCGCGTGCCAGTGTCTTTGGGGTGGAATACATCGACAATAAATTGGCCTTGATACTCCCGATAACACCCGCTTGCGTCTTGGTCGATAACAACAGGGCTGATCATTGTGGCGCGTAACCACGGGGCATTATTTGGGGTTACAAACGGAGCATTAGCCCACTTTACTTGAGCGTTAGTAATGCCAGTAGGCAGGTTATTAGCCAAGTGGTCTGTTAGGTCTTGCTCAACCTGTGCGACTGTTACGCTAGCCATAAAACACCCGTTTTTAAGTTGGTTCGATTTTATACGCTTACATAACTTTGCACAACTTTACACTATGGAAGGTTGACAGCTCTAGTTATTATGCGCTGTATGAATCCGCGAGGGGCTTGCAGTGAGTGCCCTTCGTCTAGGCGCTGGATGTAAGGCGTGAGGTTTTGAATGTAGAGTTTTTGACGTGGGCGCAGTGAATTAATTGCGGATTGACCTTGGGAAATGGCCGCGCCTGCCGAGTTTGTATTGGGTGTCGCATCGCTTGGGGTGCCCACTGTTACCAGCCAGTTTCCAGCGGCTTGCACCGTGTCTTTTGGGGTTTCCATAACCAATTCGCGGTCAATCTGGGCGGCCACTTTTTGGATGTCCTCAGTTACGAACTCATCCAAAAAAGTGCCAATGTTTCCGTAGGTTCTGACTGTCATTTTCTGCGTACATGCAAAATAATTGCAGCGGTATCAATGAGCGTAACGCGCTTAATGTCCAGCGCTTCACCATCGAATATACAGCTTGTAGAATCCGCGTTGACGGGAATATCTATCAGCGAATACTCGGCTATCAACTGATAATCATTAACGCGGATATTTTGGCCATCGAATTGATTTGACTCGAACTCAAAGCGGATGAATTTTACAACTCGCGCCTCTGTTGTTGCGGTTTGGGTTGTGTTATCCCACCCGGTGGCATTAATTAAAGTGCAGTCTTTTGCGAACGCCGCAAACTTGCCGCCAATTAATTTTTTGGCAATGGCTTTGGCCTTGTCTGGTGTTAGGCTCATCCTCTGTACACCTTCATGCCGCCGCCCATAGCCAAGTAAGGCTTGAGCAAATTGGTGAGGTTTGGCGGCAATATCCGGCTATATCGTTGGGCGGTTCCCTCTGCATAACGCATGGTATCTTTCATCGGCCCAAGCCCGCTAGATTCCTCTAAAATGCTGCCGTTTACATCAAGTGTCGAATAATCGACAAATAATGCGCCATGCAAATGCAGGTCGGCAGCGCGGCAGGTTGCCAGCTTAATATCGGCGGGGAATCCAAAAACGGTGCGCGGGAATTTAAGGGCTTGAGTTGAAACCAGCTTTTCGTTTGCGTAGTCGTGCTCGCCATCCACCCAGTCCTTAGAAGCTGCTACAAGCGCGGCCTCCATGTCGGCTTGGTTGTGACTGTGCTGAATGCCTCGCTCAGTTAAATACGCATGGAAATAGGCGTAATCACAATATGCCTGCGCATCACTTTTGCCCGTTCCATCCTCAACGATAATGGCCATTATCAGCCCTCAATCTGGCGGGTGATGTTGATAGTGTACGCGGTTGTGCCAGTGCGCGAGAATTTAAGCTCAGACAAACAAAACCCGCTAATTGCGCGCTTGCCGCCACCGATTGCAAAAGTGCCATCGGTAATTGGTAAAAAAGTGCTTGATTCAAAAGTTCCTTTGCCTGTGATTGTCACTGCCGCATCGTTGCCGATTACTTCGATGTCAAAATCACCAAGGAATTGAACATCGCTAGGAAGCGAGTCATGCGAAAGAGTTCGTAAATCGACTGTGTAATCTGCCGCAGTTGATGAAAAAGAGCCTCTATGAATTTTCATAATGTAGACCTGTAAATAGCCCCCAGTTACGGGGGCTTATTGTTTTATTTATCTAGCTTTTGCTTTTTTTCATCTTCCAGCCGCTCAACATCTTGAGCCTTTGAAAGCGCAGCAATTACCTCTTGATCTTCTACGCTTACGATTTCATCTGTAAACGTGAAAACGCTGGCTGACAACATTACCTGCTTGCCAATAAAGCTTTTGAACTTAGCCATAACAACTCCTTAACCGATATTGTAAACGCGCGCCAAGTGGGTTTTTGAGTCGCGGATGCGGATACCAAGCTTGCCGATAACACGAACCGCTTTGCCGTCTTGGCCGACTTGAGTTGCATCTAATGTTTTCCAGCCGCCGGACGCATCAGACTGATTTGCAGCAGCAGGCACAATTTCGATGCGGCTTGGGTCGTACATGAACAGCTCGTTTGCGCCCAGTGTGTTGTCGATCACGATATTAGTGATGCCGCCAAACAATGGCAGGTCGCTTGGCAAACTGATTAGAGAGCCTGCATCAGATGACCACTCGGCCAAACGATTTGAGCTGTAATTAGCCTTAACCAAGGCGCTCAGTTTTCGGCCAAGTTTGGTGCCCACAGCAATGCGCGAAACCATGCCGCCGCGATTAAAAATCGTTTCATAAACCGCGTTGATTTGGTCTAGCGTTAAAGTCGCCGCAGAATTGTCCACGTTTACGCCGCCTGACTGGGTGGCGAAATAGCGCATACCGCCAGTGGTGTAAGATGTTTTGCTGCCTACGGTAAAAGTGCCGCGAACGCCGCCAATTAATGCGTTGTTTAACTGATAGGTTAACTGCTGCATTTGGTTTGAAACCTGCATTGCTAAATCATTGGTGTCACCCCATTGGCGGATTTTTTGAGAATCGTCCGACATGTCAATGGTGAAATCCATTGTCTGAATTAGGTTGTACATTTTTGCAGGTTGGTCGATTGCGTCAGCATCCGGCAAAGAGTTTTCTTCGCGCGCTACTGATTCGATGTAAAACGTGTCGCCAGAGTTTACAGCGGCAGCAGTTGAGCCGTAACCGCGCTGAATGGTGAGTGTGTTGCCTGACACGGAGTCAACCACAACCAATTCGGATGTGCGGTCATTACGCAAAATCATGCGTGGACGGAATTTTGTTCCATCTGAAACCGCAATAGTTGTGGCTCCAACCAATGCAGATGCAGTGGTAACGTCTGAGCGCGCATCAATGCGGTAATCAAGCCATTGAATTTTGCGATCTGACATCATAATTTCTGGCGATGCAAAGCCTGCGATTGATCCCAAAATTGAAGGGCGGCGAGAGCGCACCATGTTTAATGCTTCTTGAATAGTTTCAGCGTTTAATGATGAAACCAAATTTGCTACGAGTGTAGTCATGATAAAGCCCCTTAATTGTTAAATTTCGCATTCAAAAAACCGACAACATCACCACTTTTCTTTGCGGTATCGGCCTTTTCATTGTTTTTTGTCTTTTGTGATGAGTCAGCGGTTTGAGCATTACGCCCATGCCCACCCGTTGAAACATCGGCGGCTACCAGCGGTGCAAATAGCGCGCTTTTCTTAATGTACTCGCGGAACCCTTTTTCATCCAAAGCCAGCGCACCGCCTGACTCATCGAAAAAGGTGTATTTTTCTG